TTTATTAACATTAGCATTAAAAACATTGTGGTCGGCATATCGTTGGTAGAAATTAAACACTCTTTTCCCTGTTTTATCTCTGTACTTCTTCACTAACGCCTGCACCTCATTTTCTATCTTTATACTGATTGTCGCATTATCTGCTCTTCGTGTATGTGTTTTTGTTCTATCGTATGTAATCCTATCACGGCTGATTATATTACAATTATATAAATCAACAGTATTCATACCGATAAGCCCAAAACTTAGCAAAAAGACATCACGTGCAAGCTCAACACGCGAACCTTTTGGGAACTTCCCACCAATAGACATTATAGCCTGTAGTTGTTCTATAGTAATAGAACGTTTACGAGTAATAGGAGGCTTTGGTACTTTAATTTTTTTGAATGGAGATAATGGTATCCTTATAATACCTGCATCCTCATCATTATATAAATCCTTAGCTTTGTTATGCAAAATACGTATATTACCTAAATATAATGATGGTGCTCTATCTCCTTTTTCTCTATTTTTTCTAGGGGGTAGTTTTTTTAGCCATGTACAATAATCCTCTAACAACTGCACAGTTACTCCAGCTATAGGCAAATGCTCATCACCCAAAAAACGCACCAGTGAATTTATAGCAGTTTCATAAGATAAAGCCGTTCCATCTCTACCAGCCTCAAATGTTTCTTTTATTACTTTTCGTGAGAAATCAATAAAATCAAGTTCAAAATGTTTATTCCTTTCTTCATAAGTAGCAATATAGTTCATTATATCATCTACGCTCATTTCTTTTGCTTGGTATGCACCAATAGTAGATACAATTGCCATGTATCCATCTATTTCAGTTTTTAATTTATCAAGAACATTTTGAGATTTTATTTTCAACCCACGAGTTAAATCTTCCTTAGTAACAAATATATTTGTAGCTACATGCTTCCTTTTCCGATTGTGAGTAACACGAATTTTCACATTATATGTACCATCTTCTTTTTTATGATGAGCATATACTACTGCCTTAAATGTTGTTGCCATAATTATTTGCTTTTATTATGTGACACAAATGAGCCACTTTTACCAGCAAAAGTAAAGGTATACAGCAAAATGTGCATAAACAACAAACGCCAACTTTTGAAAGTTAGCGTTTTCTTTGTACACCCGTGGGGAGTCGAACCCCAATCAGTAGAACCGGAATCTACCATTCTATCCAT